CCCATTCCCGCGTAGCGCGCTCACCACATGCAATCAATTTCGCAACTCGCGCCTCGATGCCAAAATGCGCGCCGCCAGATACGCGATCCCGCTCGTAGTCGATCGACCGCAACGCGCATATATCGGCTCGAATCATCTCCTGTTCGTGTTCCAAAGACCGCAAGCGTCCTTCAAGGGATCGTAAATTTTGCAGATACTGTTCTGCCGTCATTGTCCGACCTCCGCTTCCTCCATCATCGCAAACGCCATCATGCAACGCATAGACGCGTTGACGAGGTGCGGTTCACGCGTATCACCCGCAAGGTATAGCGAGAGATGCCGCAACGCCCTAACGGCATGCTCCCTTGCGGGGATATCCCGCCACGTCTCGCCCGGATGCTTTTCTGCGCCCGCTGTCAGTCCCGTGGCAATCTCATCCAACCACTCAAAATCAATGTATCTGTACTCATTCGACTCCGCGCTCTGCGGATATTTCTGATCTATCATTTTCGCGGCCTCCCTAATTACTCTGCTTTGCTCGGAATAACATCCGCGAAGCGCTCCTTTTCCCCCTCGAGATGGGACAGCGGCGAAAGAAGGCCGCCTGCGGGCGTCGCCGTAATCGCATCCGCATCCACATCCATACGCAGCGGAGCGTGCTTTCGCCTTGGGGGATAGAACCGTACAGGGGCTTTGCGCTGGCGGAAGTAATCCATGATATCAAAGAGACGCCGCCCATCGAAAGCTGCATAAAAGCCCTGCTCCTCGGTAAGATTCTCCGTTTTACCCGAAAGGCTGTACTCTATACGCAGATCATTGTCACGCGCATACATCCTAAGCCCATCCGCGTGCCACACAAGCAACAGCCCCGCAATCAACCGTTTCGGAGTACACGCGTTCACCGCCTTCAGCACCGCGAGGAACTCCGCGAGTTTGTCGACGCCGACGGTCGCATACGGTTCATCGCCGCGCATTGGCGGCAGGAGCTTACCGTAGTCCGGAAGCACTGCTCCTTCGACCATGACACTGTGCACCGTGTCAAAAACACCCTCACGACCGGATGCATCCTCCACCCAGATACAGCTGTGATTATCCGAAGCATACGCACGCCCCGCACTGTAGTGAATCGCGCGGATCGACGTGCCCTCCGTGTTCAAAAACTTCTTGACATTTTTCATAAAAATCAACATTTCGTAGTCCTCCTTATCGCGCCTTGTAGCGCTCTATCCTTGCTTTGACCGCATCCAGCATACTCTCCTGTCCTGCAGCCTTGCCCTCCAGTGCCCGCATCACGTCCTCGTCGATCGTCCCCTTGGCGACAAGATGATGCAGCATCACAGGCTCCGTCTGTCCCGGACGATGCAGGCGCTTATTGGTCTGCTGATACGCCTCGAGGCTCCACGTCAGTCCGTACCAGACGACGATGTGCCCGCCATGCTGTAGATTCAGCCCGTGCCCCGCGCTCTGCGGATGCACCAAAAGGAGCGGTATGCGTCCAGCGTTCCAATCGCGAATATCGTCCGCGGTTTTGAGTTCCCGCGCCTTGGGATATCTCTGCCGCAGCGTATCAAGGTCGTGGCGATAACTGTAAATCACCATAACGCTTTTGCCCTCGTTGCAGGCGATGATCTCGTCCAGTGCATCGGCTTTTGCCTCGTGGATTTTCACGGCCTCACCCTCTGCATCGTATACAGCTCCGTTTGCAAGCTGCAGCAGCTTGTTCGTCAGTGCCGCGGCAGATACGGCGGTGATGTCCGTATCCCCGATGCTCAGCACAAGCTCCTTCTCCATCTCGCGGTATCGCTCTAGCGCCTCCTCCGGCAGCTGCACCTTCACGACGTTCTGCATCAGCGGCGGCAGTGTCAGGTAATCCTCGCTTTTCATGCTGACGCATATATCGCTAATCCGCTTATAGATTTCCTTATCGGCGCCAGGGCGCAGGTCATAGCTGTATACGACATAACCACTCTGCTGGCCAGGGCGGAAATACCGCTCGCGATACTCCGTCAGCGTCCTTCCGAGCCGCTCGCCGCGATCGAGGAGATACAGCTGACTCCATAGATCCATCAAGCCATTTGGCGCAGGAGTCCCCGTCAGCAGCACAACGCGCTGCATCAGCGGCCGCACCTTCCGCAACGCTTTGAAGCGCTGAGATGCGGGATTTTTGAAACTGCTCGACTCATCGATCACGACCATATCAAACGGCCACTTGTCACGGTAGTAACCGACCAGCCACTTGACAACGTCGCGGTTGACGATGTAGATGTCTGCGTCTACCCTCAGTGCCGCCTCCCGTGTCGCCATATCGCCGACAGCGATGGAAATGCGGAGATTCCGCGTATGTGCCCACGTCTCGCACTCGTCGCGCCACGTGCTCAGAGCCACGCGCAGCGGAGCGATGACAAGCACTTTACGGACCACGAAACGATCATACATCAGCTCGTCGATCGCCGTCAGCGTCGATACCGTCTTGCCCATGCCCATATCCAGTAGGAGGGCGACGGCGGGCGTATCAATGATGCGCTGGATCGCATATTGTTGATACGGACGCGGCGTAAATTCCTTAGCCATTCAGGAAGTACTCACAGAAAAACTGGATGTCGGCGTCCGTGCGAATCACGCAGACCGGGAACCCCTTTGCGCGGATCTCCCGGCAGGCGATCTCCTGCGATTTCCGCAAATGCCCGCCGGGGCGTTTGATCTCCGCGAAGACCGCGCGCCCACCGGGAAGAAGTACGATGCGGTCGGGCACGCCGACGCGCCCCGGGGAAACGAATTTCATGGCAAGTCCGCCGGCTTCTTTGACCGCCTTCACGAAATTCCGTTCAACCTGTTTTTCCGTTATTGTTTCGTCGGACCGAAACAGCCCTGAAAAAATATTTTTCATTTTTCCTCCTCCGTCTCTTGACAAGACAGACCGTTTTGTGTTACGCGCGTGCGCACCCGCGCAGGCGGGCGCGACACATTTACGGATTTAAGAAAATTAAACATTATGTTCGTATTTCTATCCTTAATTCAGAATATCTCTATACAAACAAAGTTGCAAAGTTGCAGATAGTCTAACTCCTTGTTTCTCTAAGGTTTAGCCCGCAACTTTCTAAAGTTGCACAAAGTTGCAAAGTTGCAATCTCTCTAATCTTGTTCTCACGACTGCAACTTTCTGCCCTCCGTGCAACTTTCTAAAGTTGCAGCGGATTCTTCCGAACAAAGCCTTTTTGGGCTCCGTAATGTGGAAATCGGATGCCCCCACTCGGTTGATCCCAGCCTTTCATCTTCCGCAAAATGTCATTGATCTCTATTGATTGCGTTCGAGTTAGTTTTTTGGGATCGCCGTTCAGAAGCTCGACCCAGACCTCCAAGGCGCAAATCCGGTCTCGCAGCACTGCCCCCTCGGGCATATCCAGCCCGTCGCCGTGGATGTAGTCCCGACGCTCTCCGAGGTCAAACTTTGCCCAGTTGCTCGGAAGCGGCCGATCCACAAAATCGTAGATCAGCCCTGCCAAGGGGCTCTCGTCCGTGTGCGCCTCCTGCAGCTCCCTTGCAATTGCTTCCATGCGACCGTCCAGATGCAGGGGCTCACCGCCCTTGAAGGCGTCGACGGCCTCCGCCCATACTTGCCCCACAACGTCATCCGTCAGATGCTCAAAATGGGACATGCGCTGCCTCTCCTTATCCACCTGCATCGGCCACCATCTGCGACCGCCCGTCTGATCACGGATAAAGTCCGCGATATTGGTCGTCGCGATGAAGATGCACTGACGCGGATATCGCTCTGTACGGCGGCCGTAGGCGGCACGGAAGGAGTCCTCCTGCTTGGAGATAAACTGCTTGACCAGCTCGAAATCTGCTTTGCGGATCGCGGCCAGCTCGCCGAGCTCGATCAGCCAGAAGCCCTGTATGTGCTCCATCGCATCTTTGCCCTGGACGGTCACGAGGCTCTCGGAGTGCCAGCCATGCGCAAGCTTGCGCACAAGGGAGGTCTTGCCCTGCCCCTGCTTACCGATCAGCGTCAAAACCGTATCGAACTTGATGCCGGGCTCGAGTGCACGGCCAACGGCCGCCGCGAGTGTCTTGCGCGTGATTGCACGGTTAAACTCCGTGTCCTCCGCCCCAAGATAGTCGATAAAGACCGTATCAAGGCGCGGGATGCCGTCCCACGTAAGCCCCAAAAGGTAATCCTTGAGCGGGTTGAACGCATGGCGCGTCGTGACCTCACTCAGTGCATCCTCGATCGTACTTTTTCCGCGGATGCCGTAGATCTCCTCGAGGTAGTTCCGGAGAGACGAGTCATCGCTGTCCATCCATACGGTTGACCGCTCGCGCGGCCGCCACGGCAGATCACGCAGCGCGACGATACGGTGCGCGAAATCGTCGACCGCGGCCGCGCCCCGGAGCGCGGGGTCATGCTCTAAGATCAGCTTGACATTTTTCGCGGTGCTCTCGTAACCGCCCATGACAGTTACGTCCATCTCCTTGAGCCAGCTATTATCTTCCTCCTCCCCCTCGACGGGTTCGAAGTCCTGCCGCACCTCCGCAAGACGCTCCTCGCCGATCGTGACCCTAACACGGTCATCGGACGCCGCGAGCTCCTGCATCGCCTTATAGCTTGGCAGGCGTCCAGGCGGTGTCTTCGCCGATGCGTCCTCATCACGGGCGCGGAACTTATGGATACGGACAAGATCAAACGCGTTGACCAGCTGTCCGCAGCACGGATCCGTGCTGTGATGGCTAAAAAGGAACTTGCCGTCATCGTAGACCACGGCCCCCGCGGCAGACGTCCCCGCCGTATAGGTATAGCGGTCATCTGCGGCGCACTGCTCATAGACACCGGGTAGGAACGTATCCATCGCCTCAGTGACACTGTACGTACGGCAGAACGCACCGACAATTCCCTTTTTCGTCGTCGGGTCCTCTTGCTTCTCGGCAGACTTCCGAATCTCGGCATGCACGCGTGAGCTCTCCGGCCACTGTGATTGATCGCGCCAATCCTCATAACGGGCGAGCATTTCGTCGGCGTTGAGAAAAGCATCATCGTTGTACGCGAAAACATAATCCCCATCGACGGGCGTCGACGGCCAGAACATCAGCCGATGCGGCTGATAGGTTGTGTCGTCGAACTGCTCGATGTCGATGTCCGCTGCGACGCGCCGCGCGATCGCCTGGTACTCATCCGGCGATACCGGGCGACTGAGCGGCAGGACAAGGCGCAGACGCGGCTTTTCGGGCGTGTGCTTGTGCGTACTATAGATCACAGCCGCCGGGCTCTCGAGGGTGAACATTACGAGATCCCAGAAGTCCGGCTGTGCAAAGTCCGCATCGAGTGTCAGGAGCTGCCGACTTGCGACAGACTCTGCTGTCCGGCGTCCGCCCTTCAGCACTCCACCGACGAATCCGCCCACATCCTTGATGCGGCTCTGTTCGGTCTTGGGGAGCTTCTTGTATTCGGCGATGGTCTCGTTCGTCCGCTGTGTCTCACTGAGGCGACGGACGAAGTCGGACCACATAATTTCTTTATTCTTCCACTTTTTGTCCATCCGGGAGCGTCCCACGGCGATCGTAAGGCGCGCGTCATGCGAAAACGCGGGGATGGTATCTGTCTTGTTGCTCATGAGGATCCACCCATGCTGATCCCTCCTATGCAGTCATTGCGGCTGCTGTCTCTGTGGTCTTCTGTGGCAGTGCGTCTATATCTCCGCACTGGTCATATATAAGGCCCACCTGATTCGCCCATGCGATGATCTCGGCATTGACCTCCGGCTTTTTGTGGACGGGCTGATTACAGTCTAGTTTGGCCTGCTTAATTGCGCCGTCCATGACCTCGATACACGCGACCAACTTGCCCCGATCATCCGACATAAGGACGATGTGCGTCTCTCCCTTGCGTACCTTCTGCGCGTAGGAACCGACGCAGTTGTGCAGGGTCTTTCCGGCGTCGTAGAGCACGCGGGAGCACTCCGGCAAGAAAAATTGTATGCGGTCCTGTTGCATCGCGAGCCTGCGACGGATCGGCGCGGTCTTATTGTCAAAGGCGTAGTCCGGATGCCTCTCCTTGTTGCGGAGCGCGACAAGGGTATCGTGCAGATCGCGAATCTTCGGCGGATGCTGTCGGAGCTCTGTATAGGATGCCTCACCTAAGAGGTCAAGCATTTGCAACGAGTCCCGCACGCCGTACTCGGAAGACCGGTGCAGGAAGCGCAGGATCTCTGCGTCCGTGTAAAAATCTTTGAGTCGCATCAAAGTGTCGTCGAGCGGGTACCCGCGCTGCACGCTGTTATCGTGATCACCGAACAGCGGAAACGCCTGCATCGCAAGGTCGGAACGCCCAAAGAGTTGATGCAGGAACACTAGTCTGCGTAGGCAGAACGTTTCCTCTGTGAGTGCCCGGCGCACGGAACGCGTATCCGGAAGATTGGCGGCGGCGATCAGCCCCGTGACAGTATCTTTTGCTCTGCGGACGATATTGACGTCGAAATCTGCAGGGAAACGGTTGAGCCACGGGACACCGGGCACGGAGCCGGTATTGAGTTTTCGCATGCTTGCGGGAAGGTTTGCCGCATCCTTGAACACCATCCGATAAGCAACATTACCGATCGGAAGGAGCAGCCAGCCGGCAGAAGTACCAGCCGGGCAAAAGAACGAGGACACCTTGTGCCCTACACGTTTTTCGAGTTTTTCACGGACCGTCTCTCGGAGCGTCCGCAGGAGCTCCAGCACCTCGGGTTTGTCGCTTGCAATGCTGGGATGTGTATAGAGATAGCGGAGCATTGATTCTTGTCCGAGTTCAACCAATTTCCCAGGGTCGCAGAGTTCTCTCACCCGTCGGGTTTTTCCGATCCCCTGCGTCCACGTTGTTTTACGGCGCTGCGTATCGAAACGAAACTCCTCTTTGTACGAGACCTCTCTCCAATACTCACGCCAGCCCCGCGGAGCCAGAGACAGTCCTTTTCCGGACACAACCAGCTTGACAAAATCCTTGTACTCGTAGAGATGTAGACACATTGTGGCCGGGACAATCTTGTCATGGCGCGCCCAGACATTGTCATCGTTGCTGATCCCGTAGCATATGAGAGTCCTGCAGTGCGGGCAGTTGATAAATACAGGCATGCACATACCCTTGCGCGGGGTCAGAATCCGAAAGTCATGTTTGCAGCGCGAACAACGGAAAATCAGCTCATCGGGGGTGTAATCCTCAGAGGTCGCGGAGTATGACGCGAACATCTCGGAGATTATAACTTGTGCAATCTGCATAAGTACCTCCCGTCAGTCAAGGAAGCTGAGATCGTCGTCCTCAGCTTCGGCAGTCTCCGGCGCGGGAGCTTCTGCAGGCGGAGTCTCCGCAACAGGCTCCGCCTTCTTCGCGCGCGACTTCCGCTTTGCGGGCTTCTTTTCCTCCGCTGCTGGCTCCGCTTTCTTTTCTTCCTTGGGCGGCGTCAGTGCCGTCTCAAGTGCGATCGCAGCGTTGCACGCACGCCGCATATCAGCAACATATGCGCGCAGGTGATCCACGTCCTCAACAGATGCCGTGCCTGTCTTGCCCTCTGCATCCGAGCGCGCGATCAGGTCATCCAGCTCTTTCAATACCCTAAGCTGCTGCTCCATCTGTGATTTAATCATTTGTAAGTCCTCCTAGTCTTTCTTGTAGTAGTCTGTAATGTACCCGTCTGCGGTCAGGATCAGCCCTTTTGCCCAGTCAATCGGCTCCCCCATAATTCGGCATACGTCCGACAGGTCGCAGGCGTCCGCGTGGCACTCGATCACGACCTCATCGTGGATGTGCATAACAATTCGGAATCCTACCCCTTCGAGCCGTGTCATGGCAACGGCGAGGCAGTCGCGCGCGATCGCTTGTACGATATTCTCGACGAGTTTGCCGCCGTACGTGCGCAGACGCGTCCACTTGCCTGTAGTCTGTTCTGAGCCTTCGTAGGTAAGTCCTTCGCGGTTAAATTCGGGCTCGACCTCGATTTTCGGGCGAGCATAGGCAAGTCTGCGTCCTGACGGGAGCCGAAGAAACAGGATGCCTTTACGGTACGAAAATGCGACGCCATGGTGCAGGGTCACCGCCCTGCACTCACGAACCGCCTCGAGAGCAGCTGCGTCTACGTCGTACCAGAGCTGTTTGATGCGCGGGCTTGCCTTGCGCCAGCTGTCAACAATTTCCCTTAGTTCCTCGTCACTGAGTCCTAGCTTATCTGCGCCCATTGCTTTGAGTGCGCCGATACTGCCCTGGTACCCAAGCGCGAGCTCTGCAATCTTGCCTTTCTGCCGCAGATGCCCGTTGACGCCGTGCTTTTCCACGGGGACGCCGAACATCTTGGACGCCGATGCGCAGTAGATGTCTCCGCCATCTGCGAAAACATCCATACGCCATCTCTCGCCCGCGAGCCATGCGATGACGCGCGCCTCGATCGCTGAGAAGTCAGCAACCACGAAGCGGCAGCCCTTGCGCGGAACAAATGCGGTGCGAATGAGCTGAGAGAGCACGTCAAGCGGATGTGCATAGATCATCTCGATTGCCTCAGTATCTCCGGTGCGCAAGAGCGCCCGTGCGTCGTCAAGCTCTGTCATAGAGTTGCGCGGCAGGTTTTGCACTTGCACCAACCGTCCTGCCCATCGACCCGTCCGGTTCGCCCCATAAAATTGGAGCAGTCCGTGCACGCGGCTATCGTCGCAGCGGGCCCGCTGCATCGCCTCATACTTTTTGACCGATGTCTTAGACATGAGCTGTTTGAGGCGCAGCATTTCCTTGACCTCGGGCTTCTGGACCTGTGTCATGAGCTCCGGCAGGTTGTCCTTGGTGATCGATGCCGGGAAAAAGCCCTCCTGCTGCTCGATCCAGCGTTTGAGTTGTTCGCCGCTCGCGGGATTCGGCAGGCCTGTAAGTGCTTTGGCATGCGTGATGACGCGCCCCTTGAAATCTGCGTCAAAGTCAATCGCCTCAGACACGAGCTGCGCATCGATGCCAACGCCGCGATCGTTGATGCGCTGATCGAGCTCCCACAGTCGCTGCTCCCCGACCCGCAATGGGAAGTTGGAGAGTCGTCTGCGGATCTCTCGCTCGGCTACAACGTCACGCACGCAGTAATCCCGAAATGTCGCCCATTTCTCCGGCGCGTGTTCTGGCAGATTTCTTTCGCGTCCGCCGTTGACTTTCGTGGGCTTGCAGGGCTTGCAAAAATACGTGATCAGCTGTTTACCGACACTCATTTTTGCTTTGTCATCTGCGAGTCGCAGAGCCTTTGATACCATATCAAGGCTCCCGGGGAGCCCGAGCGTCAGTGCATGCACCATCGTACACGACCAGCCTTCGGGGGCCAAAAACTCGAACGGTGCGGTTGGATCCATCCGATGAAGGAAGTAACTGAGCACCGTACGCTCGAACTGTGCATTGTAGGCGCATTTCGTGATTGTGTTATCCGTGAGCGCGGCCAGAGTATCATCCGGAAGCTTCTCGCTCGCCGTAAGGTCAACGATCTGCACGGGCTCCTCGTCCCATGCGTACGCGAACAGAAGCACCTCCGCATTCTCGGCGTACTTGTAGCCGCCGACTTTTTTGATATCGAGATCGCTGTACGTCTCGATGT